AATAGCATTAACTGCTGCCGCCACTTTCGCTATTTTGGATACTTATATTCCTTCAATGGGTGTTACTGCTCGTTCTGGTGCCGGTTTTGGTATTGGTGCTAATCTTGTAGGCTTCCCTGGTGGTTTATAAACTAATGTATAAATATGAGATTATTTATGTTAAACAGTGGGTATAAATTCCCAATCTAATTCAACACACATTTTTTTCCATGTTTCATCTTGTTCAATAAGTTTTTCTCGATCTTTCAATAACGGAATATCGTGTAAATATGGTGTCTCTTCAAGAAGCTCGCAAAACTTAAAAAGTACATAATAATAATTCAAAAAATTAACACGATAATCAGGACAAGTTTTAGCATAAGGTGCTTGAATTTCCATAAATAAATTGCATAATGTATCTTCTAATTCTGGACTAAAAACAGGTGGTTTAATTCCTAATTTATTTTTAATAAATGCGATGTGTTCGTAATATTTATTAAATCCTAATTTTTTAAGTATTTCTTTTGTTTTATGATGTGTTAGTTGTTCAAGTCCAATTCTTTCCTTTTTAATTTGTTGTTGAATTTGTTCAATAACATTATTGGGGATTTGGGTTGTTTCTTTTCCTTGAAATTGTGCTAAAATTTCTTTAAAATGATTAATCTTTTTATAAGCATAGAAACTAACTTCTTTTGGAGGTTCTTTATAGCTTGGTTTTTCATTTTCAATAAGATATGGTATATTAACAGCACAAACATTGCAAATAAGAACACCTTCATCATCAAGTGGTATCATTTCACCTTTATAACAATTTTGACATATATCTGTTTCCCTGACAAATGCGTTAGTATCTAAAAAAGATTCATCAATATTACTCAAATATTTTTGAACTAAATTTTTATTTTTATTTTCATGAATATATTTGTCTGTATCGGATTCATTTTGTTTAATTTTAAAAATATTAAAAAGCAATTGATTTTTAGATATTACTGCTTTGTTATTTTCTTCAATATTATTGATGCTTTTTTTATTTTCAAAATACTCAAAAATATGTTGAGAGTTATCAAGATAATATTTTTTTTTTTTTCTCTTTAACTTTTGAATATGTTCATCTATTTCTCTAATACGATCTTTAATTTCCATAATTTCATCAATATTTAGTTCCGTTTTAACCTCCAGTTGTTTTAATAAACTATATTTTTCTTCTTTTAATCTAGGAATAACCTCAATTTCGTTTTTAGTGAATTCATTTACAAACTCTTTATGCTTACCGTCAAGAGTTGTAGTATATTTTTTACAAATTGTAATTTTTTTAGCAGCCTTTGGTTTAAATGATGGCATTTATATATATATTATATATATGATTTGGTAGAAATATTTAATATTTATTTTAAAACAAATATATAAAATATATAATATATCTTTCTTCAATTTCTCGTAAAGTTACTTCGTTTACACCTTTGGACATTTAAAACGCCGATTATAAATTTTTAGTTACAGTCATTTTATAAGAAAATAAAAAAATTGAAATACTTTTTAATGTTTTAATAAAAGACATAAAATATATAAATAAGAAGTATTAATAAAATGACAACAATAATTACTATTACAGCAGAAGAAATTGGGACAATTGACAATAATTTTTACGATTATTCCGGTGAAGACAGAATACTTAAAAATATAATAAGCGGTGATTATGAAGTGTTCTATTCTGGACAAAATCAAGGGCGTTTAGATTATCAATTAGAAGATACTGTTAATGCTTCATCAACGTTTAGAGTTTATTATAGGAGAAAAAGTAACTCACCTTTTATATTTTTAGGAAGCACAAATTATTCAAGTATTGTGAAGGAACGAACTATTGCCAAAGGAATTAATTCTCTACCAAATGAAAGATTACAAATAAGATTAGTAATTCCTCTCGCTAACATAAGCGAAACACAAATTGATACTGAGTTTGAAGGCGTTGGCAAATATAAGAAGGCTATTTTACAACATAGTGGTTTTGATATTGATGTTAATATTAATTTGGGGTTTTATAGAAACTTGTAATTTAATTAAATAATTAAAATAAAGTGAGGTCGTCTTTTAGACCAATATCTTTTTTATTCGGCGTTTTAAATGTCCAAAGGTGTAAATGTCCGAAGGTGTATATGTTCCCATTAGTGTAATATTTTCAAAACTTAGGTCTCTAATATATGTTCCAAAAATATGAAGATAATTGACTATAATGATAGTTATTCAAATACAAATGATACATATTTACACATTTTTACATTTCAAACGGCTATTATAAAGCTTTTTTGAAAATCTAAAATGCTATTTTCATTCGGATAACCAATTGGATTACATAAAAATGAAATTTCATTTATAATAACATTAGATGGTGTATGAGTATGTCCGTATATCCAACATTTTATTTTATTTACATTTATTTCAATCAAATCATCCATATTACAATAAAACCATTGATTATAAGGTTGCATTTGTTGAGTTTTATATTTTACATCAATTAATGAATATAAAGGCACATGATGTGTTATAATAATACAATTGTCATTATTTTGTAATGTATCTTGTAAAAAATCAATACATAATTTATTTAATCTATTATATTCAATATAATCAAAATTAGGAATATTATATATATCATTTATTTCATAATTTGGATTCGTAATTTTGCTCCATAATGTAGTACCAATAAAACAATAATTTTCATAAAGTTCATATGTGTTATTCAAAAAACTTATATTATTAAATTGTTGAAAATAACATTTCATAAATTCATTTGTTTCTTGTATCGTTTTCGTTTTATTATAATATTCGTGATTTCCTGTAATACAAAATGATTTTTTGAAATTTTTACTTATAAATTTCATAAAAATATCGTAATTTTCTTGATATGGATTACCAATATCGCCTGCTAATATACATATTTCGTCAATCCCGGATGGAATTTTTCTAATGAATTTTTCTATTTTATTTGGTTTAATAAATTCTAAATGTAAATCCGAAAAATATCTCACTTTCATATTATTGATTAGACAAAAATTATTTGTTCTTAACTAAATGAGTGGTTCAACTGAAGAAGAACAATTAATCAATTTTTTAATTGATTAGAAAAATAAACTGTTATGGACAGTGAATGCTTTACTTTTTATAGGTCATAAATAGTTGTTTCTCAAAGGTAGTAAGAGAAATAACATTAGATGGGAGTATTTTTATCTACCTTTGTGTAAGAATATAGAAAACCCATTATGTAGAATTTAGTTTATCTTTCTTAATGAAAGAAGCGCTCGTATGTTCTTGCTAATATACTCGGCATTTAAAATACGCGTTGCTCTAAAATATTTAGTTATAAGTTAAAATAGTAAATATTTAGTGATTTGGTATTTTAAATGGATATAGAAATAAAGATAGATAGTATTAGAAGTTTAGAGATAGATAGTATTAAATTTAAAAAAATGCTTTTTTTATTCAATGCTTTAGATAATGGTTGGACAATAAAAAAACGTAAAGATTCCTATATATTCACAAAAAATCATGAAGGAAAAAAAGAAGTATTTAATGAATTATATTTGGCTATATTTATGAAGGATAATTGTGATATAAATAAATTGCTTTCATAATTATGAAGAAGGTAAAATAATGAATTAATCAATTTTTTAATTGATTAATTAATTTTTCTAAAAATTTTTTTCTTTTAGGAATGTATAAAATGGGAGGCGGACTCATGCAACTCGTAGCTTACGGTGCACAAGATGTGTATTTAACCGGTAATCCACAAATTACTTTCTGGAAAGTTACTTATCGTAGATATACTAACTTTGCAATTGAATCGATTGAACAAACTTTCAATGGACAAGCTGATTTTGGACGTCGTGTCCAATGTACCATCAGCAGAAATGGTGATTTGGCTTATAGAACTTACCTACAAGTCACTTTACCTGAAATCAACCAACTAATGGGTATTGCATCATTTGCTGCTGGCATTGGTTCTGGTGTCTATGCTCGTTGGTTAGACTTCCCTGGTGAGCAACTAATTGCCCAGGTTGAAGTTGAAATTGGTGGTCAAAGAATTGACCGTCAATATGGAGATTGGATGCACATCTGGAACCAATTAACAATGACCTCTGAACAAGAACGTGGTTACTTCAAGATGATTGGTAATACAACTCAACTTACTTTCATAACTGATCCTTCCTTCGCTGAAGTTGATGGACCTTGTGACTCTTTGGCTCCTCGTCAAGTTTGTGCTCCTCGTAATGCTCTTCCAGAAACCACATTATATGTTCCTCTTCAATTTTGGTTCTGTACCAATCCTGGTTTAGCTCTTCCTTTGATTGCTCTTCAATATCACGAAGTAAAGATTAATCTTGATATTCGTCCAATTGATGAATGCTTATGGGCTGTTACTACTTTGAGCTGCA